TTAGAGGAAGAACTCGTCGCCGATCCGGTAACACTCGATCATGCGGCCGAAGATGCCAGCGCCGCAGCTGAAGACCTTCTCAGGCGTCGATCTGTCATTCGGCATGTTCGCCCTCCCGGAAGGCGGCGTTGGTGATGCGCCGGAGATGACGGGCGTAGTCCTCGAGGGTTCCGACGTCGCCCCAGTGCACCTTGTCGGGGTCGGCGCCAAAGTGGTCGTCGCTGAGCTTTGCGATCCGCGCGAGCATCGCGTCGATCTCCGCCTTCCTCGCGATGAAGGCGTCGATTGCCTTTCTGGTGTCCCGTGCTGGCCTGCGCATCGTGTACCTCCGTTGTTGGAGTCATGAATGCTTCCATTCCGGCTGAAGACAAGCGGAATAGACGATCATTTCATTGCTGATTGCATCAACGTCGTGGGCGGCATCAAACGGAGTCGCGCCCCGTCTCCGGGACGCGCGTAACCGGCATGGGCCGGGTGATCCCGGGTTCAGCTCTTGTTCTTGAGCTTGTAGACGTAGGGCTTGGATATTCCGAATTCCGCCGCGAGGACAGCAGCAGACTTCCCGGCTCTGAGGTTCTTTATGACGGTCTTCTGCAGCTTGGCGACATCTGCGCTGCTGCGGCGGGAGGTCTTGCGAGCCGGCTTCTTCGCGGCAGGCTTCTTTGGCCTAACCGACTTGACGGCAATGACCTTTCTGGCCTTCTTTCTGGCCGTGCCGGACTTGACTGCCGACGTCTTCTTCGCCTTCTTTGCCATGTTCGCATGCCTCAGAGAGTACGGAGCTGATCCGCTGACAACTTGCCGCTCTTGCGGTCGGTGACAACTTCGAATGATACAGCCTGGTTCTCCTTGAGAGAACGGAGGCCGGCGCGCTCGACCGCACTGATATGTACGAAGACATCGTTGCTGCCATCATCGGGGCCGATGAAGCCAAAACCCTTTGCCTCGTTGAACCACTTCACCTTACCTGTCGCCACGTCTCGTTCTCGCTTTCGTAAGTTGACTTGTATGAACCGCTGTCTTGCGGCGGCGAACACAAGACAGCCACAAGTAGAGAATGTCAACAGACTTCGACTGCGGGTAATGTCTGCGACGTGTACGGAGTATCTGGCTGCGTGGAGGTAGAAATTGGCTGAACACGCAGGCCTGATCCCCATCGGTCAGGCAGCGCGGCTGCTGATGATCTCGGAGGAGCGCATCCGGCAGTTGGTGAAGCAGGGCTTCATCCCGAGGCCTGAGAAGAGAGGGTTCGTGCAGCTTGTGGGTGCCGTGCAGGGATACCTGCGTTATCTCAAGGACGATGAGCGGCGCTCGGCCAAGTCGGCGGCTGACAGTCGGGTACGAGATGCGCGGGCGCTGGAGATCGAGCTCCGGATCGCGGAGCGATCGCGCGAGCTGATCCCGGTCGAGGATGCGCTGAGTGACATGGCGGAGCTCGCCGGCATGGTGAGGTCCGAGCTTGCGGGCCTTCCAGCCCGGCTGACCCGCATCGTGGCCGAGCGCCAGAAGGTGGAAACAGAGATCGATGGCATCCTCTCGCGCCTTTCCCAGCGCGCCGCAGAAAAGGCTGAAGGCCTGGAGGCTGGCCGCAGCCATCCTCCGGCCGGCGCCGAAGCTGCCGCCTAAGGAGGGATTATTTGCCGAGTGGTTCCGTGCCGCGGTTCAGGATATTCAGATATTCATTGTAGACGAACCGCCGGCCACGCTGGCGTCCTGTCGTTTCGCGAACGATCCCTAGCGCCTCGAGATGCTGGATCGACTTCGCCACAGTTGGCTGAGACATCTTCAGCTTCACTGTGGCTTCGTTGATGCCGATGAGCGGCTTCTGCTGGAGCATCTGGTGGACGCGGAGAGCAGAGGCGGCGGGACGGCCCAACTCTTCGATGCGATGACGGTCCGCTTCGAACAGCCTGAGGATCTCACGGGCTGCATCGGCCGCCTGGAGAGAGGTTTCGGTGATGCCGTCGAGAAAGAACTCGAGCCAGGTCTCCCAGTCTCCGTGGTCGCGCACCCGCTGAAGCAGGTCGTAGTACTGCTGGCGGTGGCTCTTGAAGTAAAGGCTGAGGTAAAGAATAGGCTCCTTCAGAATGCCGTGCGTGCACAGCAGGAAGGTGATGAGCAGCCGGCCCAGACGGCCGTTGCCATCGAGGAAGGGATGGATGGTTTCGAACTGGACGTGCACCAGCCCTGCCTTGACAAGGAAGGGGATCTCAGGCGTGTCGGCGTGGATGAATTCCTCGAGCCCGGCCATCAGGTCCATGACGCGGTCCGGGGGCGGGGGAACGAAGAGGGCATTGCCCGGCCTGGTGCCACCGATCCAGTTCTGAGAGCGGCGGAACTCACCGGGTTGTTTCGTGCTCCCCCGGCCCTTCGACAGGAGGGCTTCGTGGATCTCGCGGATGAGGCGAAGGGACAACGGAAAACCTTCACGGATCCGGTTGAGGCCGTGGTTCATGGCTCCGATGTAGTTGGAGACTTCCTGGACATCGTCGAGGGGGACGCCGGGGACGTCTTCGCTTTCGAACAGCAGAAGTTCGGAGAGCGAGGACTGGGTCCCTTCGATCTGGGAGGAGAGCAGGGCTTCCTTCCGCACATACATGTAGAGGAACAGAGGCGTGTCGGGGAGGATGGACGCAACGCCGTCCAGACGTCCGATGGCCCGGTTTGCGGCTTCAAGACGGCCGTAAAGCCGTTCCAGCTGGACCGGCGGAATGGGCGGCAGAGCTTGCGGCACATAGGCTTCGGCGCGTTCGCCGGCCGTTGAGATTGCCACGCGCTGCCCGAGCCGGGTGGCGTTCTGCCCTTGGGTCACGCTCAAGCAAGGGATCCTTTGCTTAGTCAATGGCTAAAGAAAGGATACCGCGAAATCCTTTCCTTGTCCTCTTCCTAAAGAAAGGATCCATCGGATGGCAAGGGTTCTCTCGCCACTGGCCAGCGGCTCTGGCTGTCTGGCCCGTCCGGAACCGGGACAGTCATCTCCTTGAAGTTGTCTTCCCATGTCGTGTCCAGCGAACCGCAGAAGAGAGTCAAGTCGTGGAGGCTGGCGGAAGCCATTCTGAGGCCCGCTCCGAGGCTGCCTCCCGACGAATGGGCCCGCACCAACAGGATCTATCCGGAGACCTCCGGCCTGCCGGGTCCCAGGGATCCCTCCATCACGCCTTATGTCGTGCCCGTCGAGCGGGCTGTTCATGCCGGGGAGCACAAGCGGGTGGTCATGGTGTGCGGCGCGCAGATGGGCAAGTCGCTTGCCCTCGATACGCCGCTCCCCACGCCGCAGGGCTGGACCACCATGGGGCAGGTGCAGCCGGGAGATGTGCTGTTCGATGAACGCGGATCCCCGTGCACCGTCACGGCGGTCAACCCGGTCCAGCACGGGCACAGCTGCTATCGCGTCGTCTTCGATGACGGCGAGGAGATCATTGCGGATGCCGACCATCTCTGGACGGTCACTACCGACCGCTGGGCGCGTGACGGCGGCCGGCGGCAGGAGACGCTCACGACCGCGCAGATGATCGAGCGTGGCGTTCATCTACACAATGGTGCCGCACGATTTGCCATTCCTGTCGCCGGAGCCCTGCAGCTTCCGGAAGTCGAGCTTCCGGTCGATCCATACATTCTGGGTGCATGGCTTGGCGATGGAAACAGCCGGGCGACCCGGATCACCATCGGGCAGGCGGACTTCGAGGCAATGAGAGCATTGCTCGAGGGTCACGGCGTTGAATGCCATCCCCGATGGTATGCAAAGACGATCGGCGGCGCATGGGACGTCAAGATCTCCCTGGTCAATGGCGATTGCGGTTCCCCGGACGGTCTGAAGCAGCGCCTCCGGCGGCTGGGCGTTCTCATGAACAAGCACATCCCGGCACTCTATCTTCGAGCGTCCGCCGCGCAGCGACTGGATTTGCTTCGCGGTCTCATGGACACGGACGGTGGCGTATCGAATGGGCAGGCTGAATTCTGTTCGAAGTACGAGGCCCTTGCGCTTCAGGCCTTCGACCTGGCTGTGAGCCTCGGGTTCAAGCCGAGGATCCGGAACCGTTTCTCCACGAAGTACAAGACGCCATTCTATTGCGTTCACTTTCTCGCCTACGAGGAACGATCCCCGTTTCACCTGCCGCGCAAGACAGCCAAACTTGGTTCCGTTCATCACGCCCGAAGCAGGCCCTATCTTGCCGAGTTGCGTTACATCCGCGACATTGTTCCGGTTCCGTCGGTTCCGGTGCGTTGCATCGGGGTCGATAGCCCGTCGCATCTCTATCTTGCTGGTTACCGAATGGTGCCGACGCATAATACGGATGGACTGCTCGACATCATGGGAGCGCGTCTCGACCAGCGTCCGGCGCCGATCCTGTATGTCGGACCGATCAGGGACTTCCTGACCGACCAGTTCGAGCCGCGCCTCATGAGTCTGCTCGACGAAGCCGAGACGCTTTCGGCCAAGGTGGTGCGCGGGCGGCGTATGAAAAAGACGCTGAAGATCGTGGCCGGCGTCCCGGTACGGCTTGCACATGCGGGATCCTCGGCGGCGCTCAAGTCGAGCCCTGCAGCACTCGCGCTGGTCGACGAGTACGACGAGATGCTGGCGAATGTGAAGGGGCAGGGCGATCCGCTGGGGCTGGTGGAGGCACGCGGCGAGACCTATGCCGACTTCGTTACCGCCATCACGTCCACGCCCTCGCGCGGTTTGATCGAAAGTGAACTCGACGAGAAGAGCGGCCTGCGGTTCTGGAAAGTCGCTGACCCGGAGGCGGTGGAAAGCGCCATCTGGAAGCTCTGGCAGTCTGGCACCCGGCACCACTTTTGCTGGCCTTGCCTGCACTGCGACAAGTACTTCGTGCCGCGCTTCGAGCAAATGCGCTGGCCCGAGAATGCGTCGCCTGCGGAAGCCAGCAAGTTGGCGCAGCTCGAATGTCCCCATTGTGGCGGCCTGCACCATGACGCCGACAAGCAGGAAATGAACGCCCGGGGCCTCTATGTCGCCCCCGGACAATGGGTGGAAGAGGGAGAAGTCCGGGGCGAGCCGCCCGAGAATGCCGTGATCAGCTTCTGGGCCAGCGGCCTGGCCAGTCCCTTCGTTTCCTGGGGCACACGGATCGAGCGTTATGTGCGCGCACTTGCCTCGGGCGATCCGGACCAGGTGCAGACGGCGCTGAACGCCGGGTTCGGCGAGTGCTTCACCCCTGCAGCGGGCCGGGATGCGCTGGACTGGCAGGAGATCCTCCAGCGGCGGCAGCCTTACCGGTTGAAGGAAGTGCCCGACGGTGTGCTGCGTATCGGCATGGGCGTCGATGTGCAGAAGCTGTCGCTTTACTACACGATCCGCGGCTTCGGGGCGCGGGGCAGGTCCTGGCTCATCGACCGGGGGCAGCTCTTCGGCCCCACCGACGATGACGAAGTGTGGAATGCGCTCGCCGACCTGATGCTCTCGCCCATCGCGGGGCTGCAGATTGAGCGGGTGTTCGTTGACTCAGGGTTTCGGCCGAACAAGCCCGACGCCGGCGACGAACACAAGGTCTATGAATTCACCAGGCGATATCCGTGGCTTGTCTCTCCCACCAAGGGCAGGGCCACCATGTCGCCGCCTTACCGGGTGTCCAAGATCGAGGTCACGGCGAAGGGCAAGAAGGCCTCCTATTCGATCGACCTCGTCTGGCTCTCGACCGACTTCTTCAAGTCGCTTCTGGTGTCGCGGATCCGCACGCCGCTCGACCAGCCCGGCTCCTTCATTGTCCCGGATGACATCGACGAGGATTACGCCAAGCAGCTCGTCTCAGAGGTCCGCGTCGTTGACGGCGCCACGGGCAAGCCGCAGTGGGTCCAGAAATCACGCGCCAACCACTATCTCGACTGCGAGGCGCTTGCCATGGCAATTGGTTACTCGCTCAACGTCCAGCGCATTCCGGATGGCTTGATGCGGGAAGGCCGGACGGTCGATTCGACAGCCCCGACCGATGGCGAGGACATCCCTGTGCCAGAAACATCATCGGCGACAGGGGTTCCCGCTCTCGCGGCAGCGGCGATGCCGGATCTGCGCGCTCGCTTCGCAGGGCTGTCTCATCGACTGAACAGGTGACGTGATGGGCATGATGGATCGTGTGCGGGATTGGCTGACGCCGTCCCGCTTGAGGTCCGTCGCGCCACCATTCGTCCGTGCCGACTTCATGCGCGGCAACCGCGGCGTGGTCTTCGGCGGCTGGCGACCTGCCTTGCGGGAAGCCTCCGATGACGTCGGCTCATCCTGGGATCTGGCTGCGGCGCGCGCCATCGACCTGATCCAGAACTCCGGCTGGATGGCAGGCGCCCTGGATCAGGCGGTCGCCAATACGGTCGGCACCGGGCTTCGTCTCAAGGCCATGCCGGAGAACGACCTGTTCGGCATGAGTAATGCCGAGGCGGAAATCTGGGCGCAGACGGTGGAGCAGCGCTGGAGCCTGTGGGCGGAAAAGCCCTACGAATGCGACATCGAGGGGAGGCGGTCGTTCGGCCTCCTGCAGGCCGCAGCCTTCCGCTCGTGGTTCGCCACCGGCGAGATCTGGGCGGAACTGCCATGGCGGGAACGTCCGGGTGGGCGCTATGGCACCAAGGTGAGGCTGGTGCCGTCCCATCGCATCGTGCGCCGGAACGACAATCTCCGCGGCATGGTGCAGGGCGTGCGCATGGATCCTGACGGGCTTCCCGTCTCCTATCTGGCCACGCGCAAGAACCTGCTGAGCGGATATACGCAGGAATACGAGGTCGCAGCCCGCGATGCTCTCGGGCGGGCGCGCGTCATCCATGTATTCGATGGCATGCCGGGGCAGGTCAGGGGCATCTCGCCGCTGACGCCGGCCTTGCAGGTGGCGCGTCAGTTCGACCAGCTGTCGGATGCCACACTCACGGCGGCGATCCTGCAGACGGTGTTCGCGGCGTCCATCACCTCGGACGAGCCGACCGAGGAGGTGCTGCAGGGCCTGCTGACGCCGCAGGAACAGGCACGGCTGTCGGCCAGCGGCATCTCCCCGTGGGACGCCTACATCCAGGCGCAGTCGGGCTGGTACGACAACGCCACCATCAATCTCGGCATCAATGGCCGGATTGCCCATCTCTTTCCGGGCCAGAAGCTCGAGCTTCACCGGGCACAGCATCCGCATTCCGACTACCGGGACTTTGCAGCACATCTGCTGCGTGAACTCGCCCGTTGCATGGGCCTCACCTATGAGAGCGCAACGGCGGATTACACCAACGCCACCTATTCCAGCGTACGCATGGCATCTGGCGAGATCTTCCAGATCACGCTCTATCGGCGCGCTCATATTCTCGGACCCTTCTGCACCGCCGTCTACGAAGCCTGGCTCGAGGAGGAAATCGCTCGGGGTGGTATTCCCTTCCCGGGCGGGCTCGACGGCTTCCTCGCTCATCGCGCAGCGGCCTCGCGTGCCATCTGGCGGGGAGCGCCGAAGCCGCAGGCCGACGACCTCAAGATGGCCAAGGCCCACGAGATCTGGTGCCGCCTCGGCGTCATGACGGATGCGGCGATCGCCGAAGACCTCGGCCACGACATCGAGGATGTCTACGCCCAGCGTGCACGGGAGAAGGCGCTGCGCGCAACCTACGGACTGGCCGACCACCAGTTCCAAGGCATTACCAATCCTTCCGGTGACGCCGAAGGCGACCCTGCCACCCCGGAGCCTTCCTAGGACAGCACACAGCCATGACCATCGTTACAGATTATGCAGATCCGTGCGCAGTGCTGCTGCGGATCCGCGAAGCCTATTACGCCCTCCTCGAGGGACGCAGGCCCGAAGTCGTCGAGTTCGATGCCGGTAATGGCGTCAGGCGCAAGGTCCAGTATGGCAGGACCGATCTTGGTGCGCTCCGGGCGGAACTCTCGCGCCTCGAGTCCTTCTGCGGAAGGACCGGGGGCCAGCGCCGCCGCTTCGGCCTGCGTGCGGGAGGGTTCTGATGCCGGGACAGCTTCTCCGCCTCAGCGACCGCCTGCTCAACACGCCGCTGCTCATTCATCCGGCAAAGGCCCAGATCATTCTCGGCGCCTTGAGCGGGAGAATCGGCATCGATGCCGATCTCGTCTCTTTGGATGAAACAGCCGACACACCCGAGGCGAACCGCTTCATCGGCTCATCGCGCCGTCTGGACGGCAGCACATCCATGATGCGCACCGCAGATGGCGTCGCCATCATTCCGGTACTCGACACGCTGGTGAACCGCGGCGCCTGGCTCGACAGCCGATCGGGGCTCACCAGCTACGAGGGGATTGCAGCCCAGCTGCGCGATGCAGGACAAGACCCGGAGGTACGGTCGGTCCTGCTCGACATCTCCTCGCCCGGTGGCGAAGCCGCCGGCATGGCAGGCCTGGCGGATCTGATCCGTTCGGTTCGCCAGACCAAGCCAGTGAATGCGTTTGTCAACGACATGGCGGCGTCCGCTGCATATGGCATCGCCAGCGCTGCGAACGAGATCGTCATCTCGCCGACCTCGATCGTCGGCTCGATCGGCGTCGTCATGCTGCATGCCGACCGCTCGGGCGAGCTGGCGGCGCAAGGCGTGAAGCCCACGCTGATCTTCGCCGGCAGTCACAAGGTCGACGGCAATCCCTTCGAGCCGCTGTCGGACGCCGTCCGCGCCGACCTGCAGGCCAGTGTCGACGCGCATTACCGCCAGTTCCTCGACACGGTGGCGCTCGGTCGCGGCAGCCGGCTCACCGCCAGTATGGCGCGGGCCACGGAAGCTCGCACCTTCATCGGATCGGAATCCATCGCACTCGGTCTCGCCGACCGCATTGCCAGCTTCGACGAGGTGCTGGCGTCTCTTTCACAGACCACCCGCCCATCCGGGCGCACCGCTCGCAAAGGAGGGATATCCATGAGCACAGAAGAGATGGCCGCCGCTGCAGAAGCAGCTCCGGCCGCGACCGCCGTACCGGTACAGCCTGCGCAGCTTGAAGCGCAGGGAGCGCGGCCCACTATCCGGCTGGAAGAAGCCGTAGCCGCCGCCCGCCTCGAGGAACGCGCCCGCATCCGCGCCATTGTGAACGCGGAGGTGGCGGAAGGCCGGGAGAAACAGGCCCTCATGCTCGCCACCGAAACCGCCCTCACCGTCGCGGAGGCCGAGAAGATCCTCGGCGCCTCCCCGAAGGAAACCCGCATCGAGGCGCTCGCCCAGCGCGCCGCCGCGGGGCCTGAGTTCGGCGCCACCCGTGACCCTGAACGTTCCAACCCCACTGCACGTGCTGAAGAAGGCTGGAAGCGGGCCATCGCCAACGCCAACCGGCGCTTCGCCCGCGCCTGAAAGGAGCAACCGACATGACCGTTCTCATGGAGACCCGCCATCCGGGGGAGTTCATCCTCTCGGAGGCCAACGGCCAGCGCTCGCGCGAGGCCATCACCATCGCCTCCGGGGCGGGGATCATCGCCGCTGGCACCGTCCTAGGGAAAGTCACGGCCAGCGGAAAATACGTCGCCAGCGCCGTCGGCGCGACGGATGGCAGCGAGGTGCCCGCAGGGATTGCCATCTACGGGGCGGATGCATCCGCTGCCGATGTGACCGTCTCGGCCATCGTCCGCGACGCCGAGGTGAACGGCAAGTGCCTCACCTACCATGCCGACCGTGACCAGCCTGCCGAGAAGGCTGCCGCCAACACGGCCCTCGCCACCCTCGGCGTCATCGTGCGCTGATCCCGGAGGAATCCAGACATGTCCATTCTCAATATCTTCACCCAGGACGCCTTCAGCGTCATGCGCCTCACCGATGCGCTGCGCGAGATCTCCTATGTCCCCTCGGCTATCGGCCAGATGGGCCTCTTCCAGACGGTGAGCATCGACACGCTCGACATCGCCATCGAGAAGGACAAGGCCCAGAACGGCATGCTGATCCAGGCAAGCCCCCGCGGCGGCCCGGGCCAGACCTTCGGCAAGGGCAAGCGTTCCATGCGCACCCTGCGTGTTCCGCATTTCCAGGTCGATGACGCCATCAATGCCGACGAGGTCCAGCAGGTCCGGGTCTTCGGCGAGGAAGTCGCCGTCGAGCGCCTGCAGTCCAAGATCGCCGAGCGCGCTGCCGAGGCCTCGCAGTTCTTTGCCCTCACCGAGGAGTACCACCGCATCAACATCCTGAAGACGGGCCGTCTTCTGGACGCGGACGGGGCGGTGCTGTTCGACTACTTCACCGAGTTCGGCGAGACCCCGGCGGCCGAGATCGACTTCGACCTCGACAATGCCACGCCCGGAGAGGGTGTTCTCCGCAAGAAGTGCGCTGGGGTCATCCGCCAGATGGCGGCGACCCTCGACGGAATTCCCTACACGGGTGTCATGGCGCTGTGCGGGGACAGCTTCTTCGACGACCTCATCGCCCACAAGGAGGTGCGCGACACCTACAAGGGCTATGCCGACGCCGCGAGCCTGAGGGGCGCCTACATCAATCCGGGTGCGGGCGGCCTTCACGGCTCCTTCGACTTCGGCGGCATCACCTGGGCCAACTACCGGGGTGGCGGTAGTGTCGGCGTCGACACCAACAAGTGTCATCTGTTTCCGATGGGTGTCCCTGGCCTGTTCCGCACGGTCTATGGCCCTGCCGACTACATCGAGACGGTCAATACCCCGGGTCAGCGACTCTACGGCAAGCAGTGGGAGATGATGAACGGCAAGGGCGTGAACCTCGAGTTCCAGATGAACGCGCTGCACTATTGCACCCGTCCCCGCGTGCTGATTCCTGGCAAGCGCACCTGAGGCGGGGTCGTTCATGACCTCGGCTTTTGACGCCCTGGATGCGCTGGCGTCTGCCGCGGCTATGGATGGGTTCGGGGAGGAGGCGGTGCTGATCCCGCGCCGTGGCAATCAATATGTCGAGGCCGCCGCCGATGCCGACCGCATGGCGGTGAGGGTCAGGGGCATCTTCTCGGCCCTTGCGGCACCCTCCGATCTCCGTGGACAGGGCCGGGGCGGGGAGTTCACCGGCACGACACGCATGGTTGCCGAGCAGACCGCCTTCTGGATTGCTTCAGATCAGGTTGCGGCATTGGGCTTCCGGCCCGCCAAGGGTGATCTGCTCAAACTGCCGGCGCGGTGTGGAAGTCCGTCATTCGCCATTGCCGCCATTCACCCGACCAGCATGGGTGACCTCAACCTTCTTCTCGTCCGGGAGGATGTT